CTGCGCCGCCCAGGGTAACGCGGGGTCCATCGATCATCGGCTCGCCTCCATTCGGTTACTCGTAGGTGTAGAACTCCGCGACCTTGAGGGACGCGCTGTCCTGCACCGCAGTGAAGTCCAGATCCTGCTCGGTATAGGCCTCGGCCTTCAGACCGAAGCCAATCTTCGGGACGTGCACCGAGTACAGCTTGAGGCCGAAGGCCTTGCTGACTCCGTTGTTCGAGTAGACGTTGTAGCAATGCATCTGGAATGGGGTGCTGGTTCCCATCAGCGCATTGCTCAGCGTCCTGGTCGCTCCGGTCGTCGCAGTATAGGCGTAAGAAACCGCGAGATTGTTGGTCGTATCAGCAGCCGCGAAAGTGTAAACACCTGCCGCGACTGAATACTGACCTGTTGCCGGTGACGACGCCACCCGGGTCATAATCTTTCCGCTGGTCAGGTTCGCCACACCCAGGTCCACGGAGAACGTGGCGCTGTTCGTGACGGTCACCTGAAACGGCGTGGCCGGAATCGTCCATGCCTCGCCTGCGGCCCCGAGGATCTGCCCGGTGGCGGACGTCGAACTCGACATCACGGCGCCAAGGAGGGAGCCGAGAATGCCTGCATTCTTTGCCTTTCCGGTAAGCTTGGCGTTGGCCTTGGCCACGTCGATCGGGAACTGGTACGACCCACGCAGCTCCTTCAGATCGTAACTGATATCAACCGAGATATCCGTCAACACCGCGAATGGAACCGGCGTGGGGTTCGATCCAGTTGGGATGAGAGCGAGCTGGCCGACGCCGAAATTGTACTGAGGCATTTATGTTTCCTTTCCTGCCAGCACGAAGGCTAGCTCGTTCACTTTGTTTGTACAGCGTTCCGCAGTCGCTCGCGCTCTTCGTCACTCATGCCGCACCACGCACAGGGCTGGCGCTCCGGAGTCCACGGAGGACAGGTGCAGCCCACGGTGCTGGCCGCTGGCTTCGCCGTGGCCTTGGCCTCGGTCTCGGCCTTCGCCTCCGCCCAGAAATCCACGCCCTTCTTGTCGGTCATCCACGTCCCGCCTGAATGAGAATTTCGATTGGAATGATGATGGTTGCCTGGAGCGAACCAGTTCCAGAAACGACCATGATCGGATCTCTTCCGTCGAAGCTACATCGCTCGACCAATCCACCGAGGTTCGTGTGTTCCACGCCCCTCTGGTCGAACGCATCCACGCCGGGCTTGAATGCGATGGCATCCTCCACCGCATCGATGATGGGATTGAGGAGATTCCCTTCCGGGTTCGTGTCCTCGGTGACCTGCGTGGCGTAGATGTAGATGCTGCACTTGATTTGATGGATGTGCGGATGCGCCAGCTGGAACGGGGCCATCCCGGTCGACGGGTTGTGCATCACGTACTCCGTCGCCACCAGGAACAGCGCCGGCTGCTGCTCGGGCGGAACCTCCGTCGGCAGCTTGTAGGCCCGCGAGAAGGTGATCATCTGCGCCGTCAGGGCCGGGAAGTTGCTCAGGCGGTCGAAGAGCGCGGCCACCGCCTGCTCGCGCTTAAGCGCCACTCCACACCCCCCGGTAGGCGTCCTCTACCGCGCGCACAATCTCGTCCTTCATCTCGTCGATGGACGGGCCGATGAACGGCCGCGACCTCAGGAACAGGATGCGCTGGTAGCGACGCTTGCCCTTCTTGATGTCGATCAGCCGGATGGGGATGCCCTTCTCCTGAAAGGCCGCGTAGAAAGCGCGACGCGCCACCCCGGCAGTCAGCACGTAGGCGGACCCGGCCTTCTGTACCTTCACGCTGTAGTAGATGCTGCGCTGGAGCTTCCCCGACTGCTCTTGCAGCTGGGCGCTCGCGCGCGTGCGCATGCGCGACTGGAGTTCCCCGCCGATGTAGTGCAACGCGGTGAGGAGCCGGTCCTGGAGCGTCTCGGACGACGTCCGAATGTGCTCGATGAACTCGAACATCGCCGCCGGATTCTCGGCGCGGATGTTGGCCACCATCGTCACTCTTCGACTCCCCCGAAGATAGCGATGCCGAGGGAGGTCTTGTACGCGTCGACCGTCATCTGGACGAGGAACGGCCACTCGTCCTTTCGGAACGTCACGGCGTCGGCGTCATGGACGCTGCGCTGCTGGATGCCAACGTGGTTGCGGTTCTGGTACACCCACACCGACAGCTCGACGCACGCCCGTTCGATGTCCTGCGGCACGGTGGCGAAGCCCGATGTGTAGGTCACCATGACGTTGCCGGTGCCGGCGGTGAACACGTAGCCCCGCAGCTCCAGCCTGTCGTTCAGCAGAATCCACCCCGGCTCCGTGACGCTGGTGGACTGGGGGATGGAGTTTTCGTCGATGGAGACAGCGGATACGGCCGTCACCGGCCCGTTCGGCAGCGCCATTCCGTAGGTGGCATCGCCATGAAACGTCTTGGTGATGGTGGAGGATTTGATGCGCCGGCCGATCTGCGTCATCAGCACGCGAGAGCAGGCGGTGATGATTCCCTGGAGGAGATCTTCCACCTGCGCCAAGGCCGCGCCGGTCAGGTTCGTCACTGACGGACCCAGCTCGGTCTTGACCTTCGCGAGCGTCGTCAGGTCGATAGCATCGGCAGTTGCCACGCTCCGCAGTTCCTCCTATGGGAAAATCGGGACGCGGCGAGACCATTTCGGGCTAGGGGCGAGCGTGCCCAGCCCTAGTGAGGCCTCGCCGCGTCCCTAGCCGTCAGGCCTGCCGGGGCGCCGGCCCCAGCTCCAGGCCGGCCGCGACGATCGTCCCGGAGCCGCCGGACACGGTCGCGTGCAGTCGGACGTAGGCAAAGCTGTTGTCGACATCGATGTTCGCATCGATGTTGCAGTCTGCCTGGCCGATCTTCGCGGTGCCATCGAGCGCCGAGATGCCGAGGTTGGCGGCGGTGATGAGATCCTTTACGCCGGTCCCGGACGAATCCGAGGCCTGCTGAATCTTCACCGCCAGGGTTCCGCCACCCGCGCCACAGAACGCGGTGACCTTCGCCCACTTGACCTCCTTGACGGAGACCCAGCCCGAACCGGTCGCCGTGCCGGCCGCAGCAACCGACTGCGGCACGACCGAGGCGGCCGCCTGGGAGACAAAGGCGTTCGACGGCTTCTCATTGTAGTTTGCCATGACTTCTTTCCTTTCCTTTTCGGATTAGCGAGCGGCCAGGGTGACAAGGGACGAGACGCTGTTGCCCTTGTTCCGGGTGATGGCGCTCGACCACCAGTGCATTCCGCCGAACCGGAGGGTGAACCGGAAGGCGGTGAGCCCGTAGTCGAACCACAGATGAATGGACGAGTCGCTCTGGAGCCCGCTGCCCTGGGTCAGGGTGATGTACTGGGTGAGGTCCGCGAGGATGATGTCTCCCTCGTCACCCAGGGCCGCTGCGGCCTCGGTGAAGACGATGGGACGACCCATCAGGGTGCCTGAGAAGTTGTTGCCCAGGAGGCCCTGCGACGCCGGGAAATACGCCGGGAAGGAGACGGACGACCCGGACGAAATCACCATCTGAGCCAGCTGCGGCTCGATGTCCTGGTTGGCGATCCAGATGGCATTCCGGCGATTCGGGGCCGCCATCCGGCTCCACATCTTCACGATGTTCTGGAAGTTGATGGTGTCCGCCGTCTGGCTGCCTTCCGCCGCCTGCGTCACCTTGCAGGGGCAGTTGAGCAAGCCCAGGGGCTTCATGACGCCATCGCCGTTCACCAGGGCGTCGTTGATCTTCCAGTCGATCTTCTGCGCCGTCCGCCGCGACATGTACGCGGTGAGCGACGGGGCATCCGCGAGCAGCTCGTCCGTCACCGGCAGGAGCGCTGCCAGCTTGTTGGCCCGGAGCGAGACGCTGCGCAGCTGGAGCTTCGACTGGCTGAACTGGGTTCCTTCACCCTCCCAGTACGCCTGCACGCCGTTGGTCGCATCCCACTGCGAGACTTCGTCCACCGGAATGTTGATGCTGAAGCCCGAGGTCGTCTGGCGATCCGTCCGCCCGACGAGCGAATCCTCGGTGAACACCTTCTGCATGATGGCGGTGCGGAAGTCCGGGGGCACCATGTAGCCACCATCGGCACCCACTGCCTCCTGCGCCTGGGTCGTCGCAGCGGCGAGGGGAGCCAGCCGGGCGTCCTCACGCCGACCGGTGGCCGCGCCACGGACGGCGAGAGCAAAGTCGCCCATGGAGAAGAAGCCACGGGTTCCATGCATCTCAGCGACGGGGCGACCGGTGACCGGCGAGCGGCTCGGCACCGCTGGCGCGGCCGGGGCCGCAGGCTCCATCGGAGGAGGAGTCGACAGCCGAGGGGACAGCGCGCTCATCTTCGCCTCGCGATCCAGAACCGCCTCGCGCCGCTGGATGTCCTTGGCCAGGGAGTCGAAAGTGATCGACCAGTTGTCGAATTCCTTCGACTCGTCCTCGGTCATCTCCCGGCCCTCTCCGTCGGCCTTCGCCTGGAGCGCCTTGGCCGAGGCCAGTGCCACCGCCTGCTTCTCACGCAGCTCGTCGATCGACGGAGCCCGGGCATCGGCGAAGAGTCGCACGCGCCCGAAAGTCATCAGCTTCATGGTTCTACCTTTCAGGTTCATCGGTTTGGGTTTGCGCTACTTCTTCACCGGCTCCTTCGAGGTGCCGTTTCGCGGGCTGGCCCGCGCTTCCATCGAGGCGAGCCGCGCCCGGGTGTCCGGACGAAGCTTCTCGGGAACGTTCTTGAACGTCGCCAGGACGGCGGTCGCGCGCGCTGCGGCGGCGACATCAGGCTCGTCCTGGTTCTCGTCCTCACTGCCGTCGTTGGAGATGGCGTCGGTGAAGCCCTTGGCCAGCGCCTCTTCCGCCGTCATCCAGGTCTCGTTGGCCATGATGGAGCGCATCTCGTTGTCCGAGACGCCCTTGCGGTTGCGCGAGACGTAGGTTCCGAGAAGGGTGCCCCCGACCTTGTCCAGGACATCGGCGGTGGTGCGCATGTCGGCCGCGTTGCCCACCGCGAACCCCCAGGGATCGTGAATCATCCACATGGCGTTAGGGGCGGTGGTGATGGTGTTGCCCACCATCGCGATGTAGCTGGCGGCCGATGCGGCCAGGCCGTCGATGTAGACGTTTTTCTTTCCGGCGAAGCGATCCAGGATGTTGAAGATCGCCGTGGCCTCGAACACGTCGCCGCCCGGGGAGTTGATGTAGATGTCTAGGACCGAGGCCTTGGCGTCCTCGAAGTCCTTCATCGCCGCAGAAATCGTCTTGGCGGTGATGCCGTCCCCGAAGAAATCCGCGCCTATCGCGTCGTAGATTTGAAGTTCGGCCCGGACCGGCTCCGACGACGTGGCTGCCGCCGCAGGGAGGATCGACGGAGCGCCCTTGCCGTCGAGCACCACCGTGAACGTTGTCGCCGTCGCGGTGGTGTTGGTCGTTAGCTGTTCTGGCGCATGAACGCGCGCCCGAAATCCATGCGCCTTATTGACCGCTCGGAACGTCCGGAGGGTGTCCTTGAACGTGTTCGCCATCCAGCGCACGTCGGACTAGCGATGCTGCGACCGAGACCGGGTCCATCCCGTTGTCGACGCTATCCGCTGCGGACACAAAGTCTTGCTCGGAAGGGCTATAGGCGCACTGTTTGAGCAGAGCGGGTGTGAAAACCTCCAACAGTTCCTCTATCAGCTTTGGACGAATCTTTGATCTTTCGTCTGCCAGCATCGTATTGATCTGCGATTGCGACTTCTTCCCCCGATGCAAATCAGCTGCACGGTTTTGTAGGCGCTTTGAATACCGCTCCAGCGAACCGGAGACGAGGGTGAGGACCGCCCCGAATAGCGCCTCGCGCGCGCGCATGGGGGAGTCGGTGTCTGGCGCGCGGGGGAGCGGCGGCGCCACCAGGGACAGCACGGCGCCGCTGCGCAGCCGGCGGCTCACCTGGACGCCACCACCGAGACCGCCGTTGTCGGGCGGATCCTTGAGCGGTGCGGTCGGGTCCGGCAGGCCCTGCCGCAGCGTCTCGTTCTCGGCGTTGGTCTGATCCACCATCGCCTGCACCCCCTCGTAGGTGGTGTAGTTGCTCATTAACACGCGGAGGTTCCCCTCCTCCCCCAGCGTGTTCATGTTCTCCTTTTCGAGAATGTCGTTGGCGGAAAACACCCCGATGTTCCGCATCTTCTCGTAGAAGGACGAGCGCGCCTGGGCGTCGCCATGGGCCAGCCAGTCGATGTCGATGTTTGTGCTGCGCCACGGCGCGCGCTGCGGAAAGAGCTTGAAATCCGCCTCCTGCTCCATGCGCTCACACCAAGGCGTCAGGGCGTCGCGGACGAATTCCAGGCCCAGGTGCTCGATGTTGTTGTAGGTGGCCCGGCTCAGGTCCTGGACGCGGTGCGGAGGGACGCCGAAAAATCGGCAGATTTCCTCCAGCTGGTACTTCCGGGAGGCGAGCAATTCCGAATCCGCTGGCTTGTTCGACAGCGAGTCAACGTCCCATCCTCCGTCGAGAACCGCCACCCGCGAGGCCTTGTCTGGACCGAGGTGCTCGTCGTTCCAGCGGTTCTTCATCTTCTCGTAGGCCTTGTCGTCCAGGGGCCGGGCGTTCTTCAGGACGATGCCGGCGCTCGCGCCGTTGGCGTAGTACGCCGACGAGAAGCGCTCCTGGGCCAGGTGCAGGGCAATCGACTTCGCCGCCCGGGCAACCATGTTGTCACCCAGCCAGCCCGACGGAGATGGCCCGCGCAGGTGGTAGATTTGGTCCGGCCGGTAGGCCACGGTGGGCCCGTTGAAGTTGTAGTACTCGTAGAAGATGTCGCCGGTCTCCTGCGAGCGCCGCATGCACACCCGGTCCGTCATCAGCGGCCACAGCTGCGCCACCCGTCCAGATCCGTCGCGGATGATCTCGGCATACCCATTGCCGATGAGCAGCGCCTGGTAGAGCAGGCACTCCCGAAAGGCGATGGCCGTCATCTCCGGATTG